TCAGTCCGCCCCTCCGGGAAACGCGAATACCGCCACAACCCGCCGCCGCCACGGCGCCGAGAGACTGTTCTCCACGACGCCGTGGCCGCTGTAGGCATGGATGAAGCGCGGTGACTGGCCGCCTTCAGTCAGGATGCCCAAATGCTTCGCGACAGATCCGTCCCGCATCCGGAACAGGAGCACGTCACCCGGCTCTGCCGCCTCACGCGGCAAGAGATGCCGTCCCGCGGCCTCCCACAGCGCCTCTTCCCGCCGCGCCTCGGTCCAGTCAGGCGTGTAGGCCGGCACCGCTACGGGCTCCGCACCCAACAGCTCCCGCCACACCCCCCGCACGAGGCCCAGGCAATCCGCCCCGGCCCCCCGGCACGAGGCCTGATGGAGGTACGGCGTCCCGATCCAGCCCCGCGCGATCTGCACCGCAGGGCTCAACGGTTCAGGCTCCCGCCGTCGTTCCGCCCCGCGCGTTTCGGATAGGCCATCTGCCAGTCCTCGCCCGGAACATGCGGAAAGCCGCGGAAGTTGAGGAAATTCGCGAACTTCCCCCGGCACGTCTCGGCCCGCTTGTCGCACCCGGCCTCCATGCGGACCGCATCCCCGGGGCGGACTGCGGCCCGGACCTCTTCCCACAACTCGATCTCCCGCCCGACGCCGATCACCCGGTCGGCCTTCACGAGCCCCACGAGCCCCTCCGCCGCCCCGGACAGGACCCGGAACCTCCCCCGCTCGAACCACCTCTCTGCGAAATCCATCCCCAGCAGCACCCGGAAAGTCCGGGCATTCACGACCTCCAGTACGCCTACCTCCTGCGCCATCCCGGGCGCACCGAGGTTCACCCGGCACCGCGCGTCCCCCAGCACCGCCGAACACGGCCCCTGGTATACGTAGCCCTGCGGCTGGTTCAGCGCTTCGGCGAGACCGCGCAATTCCGCGCGGAACTCCGCCCCCGAGCGCTCTATTTCGCCAAGCGATCCGCGGAACTGCAGCATGCGCTCGGCCGGGTCCGCCCAATTGACAAGCCACGCCTCGACCGCCGCGCCATCGAACCGTCCGGCGACCACGTCCGTCTCGGCGATGGCGGCATCACTCAAGACACCCACGACTTCCGAGTTGTCGACCGAAAGCCCTGTCCGCTGCTCGAGCGCCCGCGCCGTCATTCCGGAATCCGGCCGGTAAGCGACACCGCCGAAATTGACCTCCTCGTCATGGTCCGTGAACCCGAAAGCAATGCCATCCACCCGGGTCACCCGCCAGCAACGGCACACCGTCGTCGAACCGGTCGCCAGATGCCCGGCCAGCGCGGCAGCGCCACTCACAGCCGCACCTCCACAACCGGCACCGACGGAAGATCGCCCGCCTGAAAGGTCGCGACCGATACCTGGATGAGGTCCGTGTCGAAACGCACTGGCACGTCGAACTCGAACCCGGCGGTCACCTCAACCCCCACGTCCGGGGCCGTCCCGAAGGTCACCACCCCTGTGGCCCCATCCAACGTGTAGTGCATCAGCTCCACCTGCGGGTCGCCCCGCACGCCCACGCGGATCGTTCCCACCACCGGCTTCTTCACCGGGCGCACGTAATCCTCCGCGCCCGAACGATAGGTCTTGGTCAGTTGGAACGCCGTCCGCGCCCCGTCGCCGATCCCGATGACCTGGTCCTCGAACCCAACGACCCCCGAAGGCAGGCACGACTTGAAGTCCCCCCAGTCCTTCCAGCGGAACCCGTGCATCCGCCCGCGACGCGCCTCGAAGAACGCCACCAGCGCCTCGATGTCGTCGAGCGACCGCATCCCCGCCCCGGCGTCATAGCGCCGCCGCGAATGGGCCCAGGGCGTATTCCGCTCCTCGTAGCCGTTGGCGAGCGTGACGACCTCCGTCCGCCGCTCGGGCCCGCCGACCGAGCCGAAGCTCAGGTTCGCGGGAAACCGCACCTCGTGAAACGCCATGTCCCGCTCCTCAGAGATTGCGCCGGCCGCGCGCGATGACCCGGCTCACCTGCGCCGCGATCTGGCTCCGCGACCGCGCAAAGCCCTCCACATCCGGCGTCGTTACGTTCATCGTCACGTTGACCGGCCTCCCGCCGCCCTGCGACGCCACACCCAGACGCCCATCTGCACCGCGAGTCAGCGGCATGATCGCCTCCGGCCCCGCCTCGCCCATGAGGCCGAGACCACCCCGCATCGGGAAGGTCACCGGCCCATTCACAACGCCACCCGAGGCGAAGGGCATCACCCGCCCCTGCGCGAAGCTGCCGCCCGTCTCATGCGCCGATAGCGCGCCCATCAGCCCCTCGACCCCGCCCGCGATCAGCCCGCCGATCTGCCCCGTGATCGGGCGGATCGCCGCCGAATAGGCCGCGTTCACCATCGACTGGCCCACGCCCTTCATGGCGTCCGACAGCCGCATCCCGTCGAACAGAAGCCCGTCGAACGACCGCCTCAGTCCCCCGCTGATCCCGCGCGACAGCGTCCCCGCCTCGCGGCCCGCCCCGGCGATGCTCTCCCCCATCCGCGCCACCTCGCGCTCGAAGGCAGCAGCCATCCCCGCAGCGCCACCCAAGGACCGCTCGAGCGCCGCCACCTGGTCATCGAAGCTGTCGATCCCATCCACGTCATCCATCGCCCGTCTCCCTGTCCGGCCAGGCCGCCGCCAATTCGTCGAGCCGCGCCCGCGTCAGCGGCGCCCCCCCCCCGCCATGTCCCAGCAGGAACGCGAGCTCCCCCGGCGTCAGCCGCCAGAACTCGTCCGGCCGCAGCCCCAGCCCCCGCATCCCCGCCCGCATGAGAGCCGCCCAGTCGAAGGCGCTCATCCTCCCGGCACCCGGAACGCGCGCGCGAGCAGCATCCCGGCCGCCCTCGCCGCCTCCACCGGGCCGCCCTCGATCTCGGCGGACAACAGATCGCGCGACGCCCCTCGCCACCCGCCGCCGCGCAACCCCGCGACGATCAGCATCAGCACGTCCCGCGTCGAGAACCGCCCCGCCTCGAACCGCTCGACAAGCTCGACCAGCGTCCCCGCCCCAAGCTCCCCCTCGAGCTCCGCCAGAGCCCCAAGCGTCAGCTTCATCACGAACCGCTCGCCATCGATGACCAGCCCCACCTCCCCGGCGTGAGGATTGGCCATCAGAGCGCCGTGAACTCGAGCCGCCCGGCAGAAGCGAGCGACAGCTCGTAGGTCGCCTCCCCGTTGTAACTCCCCGAATACTCGATGGAGTTCACGTGGAACGGCCCCTCGACGATCCCGAAGTCCGGGATGATCACCTGGAAATCCGGCGTCTCTCCGTCGAAGAAGATCTGCCGCGCCCGTTCGTCGCTCTCCGCGTCCTTGAAGACGCCGCTCCCCGAGATCGCGGCCGACTTCACGCCCGCGCCTCCCAGGATCTCCCGCCACCCGCCCGCGCTCTCGAGGCTCGTGACATCAACGCTTTCCGCGTTGAAGCTCACGCGCGTCGCCCGCAGGCCCGCGACGGTCTCGAACTGCCCGCCGCCGGTCAGGTCGATCTTGATCAGAAGGTCTTTCCCAGCCTGCGCTGCCATATCTCACCTCGTTCAGATGTCGTCTTCCACCCGCGCGCGGAACGTCATGTCGATCCGTCGCACGTCGCCCGCCCGGACGCGCCGCGCCCGAGCCGCCAGGAACTCGATCGCCACGACCCGCCCCCGGGAGAGCGTGAGCCCCGCCCCGAGAAGCGCGTCCGACGCCGCCCCCGCCGCCGCCTTCGCCGTCTGGAACCCGGCCGCATCGGTCACCACACTCACGGTGAAGCGATGCTCCGCGCCCCTGCCCGTCTTGTCCGACCGGTCCCGCACATCCTCCGGCCCCAGCGAGACATACGTCCCCGGCACGGGCCCCGCCGGCACCACATCGAAGACCGCCGCCCCCACGAGCGCCGCGAGCCCTGCATCCCCCGCCAGCAGCTGATACACCGCCGCCTGAAGCGCGGCCGCCACGCCATAGCTCACGATGCCACCTCCTCCCGCGCGAAGCAGACGAGAAGCCGCCCTCCACCGCCCTCCTCGGTCACCGCGAGGATGCGGAACATCCGCGTCCCCTCCCGGAACCGCTGCCCGGGCACCGGCCGCGATGGCGCGCCTACCGGCGCCGCCCTGACCGTGATCCGGTAGGGCACCGTCGACAGCGTCGCGAAATCCGCCTCCGCCTCCCGCCCCGCCCCGGGCCGGACATGGCCCCAAAGCACACCCCTCTCCGCCCACACCTCGGCGAAGCCCCCCGCCCCGTCAGGCACGCGCGCCACCGTCTCGAGCACCAGCCGCCGGTCGAGCCTCATCGCCCGCCCCCGCCGAAAAGCCGCACGGTCCGATACCGCTCCACCAGCACCGCCACTCCCTGCGGCAGCCCGCCGCCCGCGGCCACATCGTGCCGGTTCTCGTAGTAATGCGCGGCCAGCAGCATCACCGCCTGCCGCAGGTCCGCCGGAACTCCGCTCCACGCCGAAGCGAAACCCGCCGTGAACGTGATCTCCGCGGCCCCGGCCACGGGGATCGTCGGAAGAACGAGCCCCGTGGAGATCAGCGTCGGCCGGTGCAGATCCGGCTCCAGCCGCCACCGCTCGGCGGCGACCGGCGTCACCACCCCGTTCATGTCCCGGATCGCAAAGGCCGTCACCGCCGACACCGGCGCCACCGGGAGCACCTGCCGCGCAAGGTCGCGCCAGGCCGTCACCGTCCACCGCCAGACCCGCGCGATCAGCGCCTTGCCCGTCCGCGACTCCACCGCCGCGATCGCCCCGCGAAGGCACTCCTCCAGAACCCCGTTCTGGAGCGTATCGTCCGCGAACCCGGTGCCGAGCCGCAGATGCTCCCTCAGCGCCTGGATCGGCAGCGCCGAAGACGGCACCGCAGTCTGCTCGACCAACATCATCGAAGAAATCTCCCGCCCCTCCGGGGCATCAGGGTGATGGGCGCGCGCCCCCGCGCCGCTCGGACGGAGGGGAGCAGCTAGACGACGCGGGTTCTCTCGGACGCGCACCCACCGACCACGCCGGAGCCTTGTGGACCCCGGCCCGGCCACTCCCGGCTTACGAGGCCGAGAATCTCAGGAGCTTGATCGCCGCGAAGTCGCTCACGTCGCCACCCACGCGCTTGGTCGCGTAGAAGAGCACGTGGGGCTTCGCGGAGAACGGATCGCGCAGGATGCGCAGGTCCGGCCGCTCCGCCACGGTGTAGCCCGACGCGAAGTCGCCGAAGGCGATGGCCGTCGCGTTCGCCGCAATATCCGGCATGTCCTCAAGGATCAGCACGCGATACCCCAGAAGCCGCGCGGGCTCCCCCGCCTGCAGGCCATCCGCCCAGAGGAACCGCCCATCCGCGTCCTTGAGCTTCCGCACCACCCCCGCCGTGCGGGAGTTCATCACGAAGTTCGCCCGCGCCCGGTATTGCGCGCCGAGCGCATAGACGAGGTCCACCAGCACGTCCGCCGGGTTCGCCGCGGTAAACGCCCCGGCCGCGCCCGTCGGAATGAACCCGATCGACCCCCAGGCCCAGGACGCGTTCGCGACCTGCGGACGGTTCAGGAAGCCCCTCGGCTTGTTCACCCCGTCGCCCGTGACGAAGGTCGCCGCCTCCGCCCGCGCGAACCGCTCCGCGATCCGCCCGGCAAGCCAGGTCTCCACGTCGAACGCCGCGTCGTCCAGAAGCCGCTGCGACGCCTTGGGCATCGCCGACAGCTCGTGCAGCGGGATCACGATCCGCTCGATATTGGGCGTGTCGGTCTCCGCGACCGACCCGGTCTCCACCGTCCAGGCCGAAGCCGCTTCCGTCCGGTCGATCAGCACGTCGTAGGACACCGCGTCCACGTTCACGACCGTCGCCACCTGACGGAGCGACGCGGTCGACCGCAGGACGCTCCGGATCGTTGCCGACATCTGCGGATCGACAAGGAACCCGCCGTCCCCGGCCACCGCCGTGCTCAGCGCCTTGCCCTCGAGGACAAGCCCGCGCAGCGCCCCGTCCTCCCCCGTGCGGACATAGGCCTCGAACGCCTTCTGGTGCGGCGCCTCGGCCTCCGCGGTGGTGTCGAGCGCCGGACGGCGCGTCGCGATGGATTTCCGATCCAGCATGGTCAGTCGCTCTTCCTGTTTCTGAAGTCGTTCCGTGATGTCGCCAATGAAGCCCGTCAGGGCCTCCTCGACCTCGGCGGCGGGAGACATGCCCGTCCCGGCCCGAGCCTTCGTCTCGGTCTTGCTCATGCACCTGTCCTGATGTTGAGGGTTGAGATCGCCGGCGCTAAAGCCCGGCCAGCCTTTGCCGCGCGCCCCGCAGGGCCGCCGCCAGGTCACGCAAGCGCGCCGCCTCGGGGTCCTCCCCCTTGGCGCCCACCCGCGCGTCGGGAAGCATCGGGAAGGTCACGAGAGACACCTCCCACAGCTCCAGCTCGTCGAGGCGCCGCCGCCCCCGCTCGTCCTTGGTCGCCTTCACCGTGCGATACCCGATCGACAGCCCGTCGATCGCCCCCGCCGCGATCAGCGCCGCCGCCTCCCGCGCGCGGCCCACGTCCGGCAGGAGCCGCCCCTTGACGTAAAGCCCCTTCGCGTCCTCGCGGACCTCGTCCCAGACCCCGATGGGCTCGGCCGGGTCGTGCTGCCAGAGCATCTTCACCCGCCCCCCCGCCTCGGCCAGAGCCTTGAGCGACCGGCCGTAGGCCCCCGACGCGACTACGTCGCCGCCCTGATCCCGCTTGCCGAACAGCGAGGCATAGCCCTCGATGACCGTCCCGTCGGTCACCGACACCTCGCCGCCCAGCCGCGCGAACTTGTGCTCCAGCACTTCCGCAAAATCCTTCATTCCCCATCCTCCTCGGCAATCGGCGGCAGCCCCAGAAGCCGCCGCTTCTCCGCAGCCGTCAGGAAGACCGCCTCCCCGATCCGCTTCCACAGCCCCTCCCGCTCCGCCGCCAGCGCCGGCACCTGGTCGAGGTCCGGCCGGATCTCCACCGCCTCCCCCGTGAACTCGCTCAGCCAATGCGCCACCGCCGCCGTCACCCGGTGGGCGAGCGGCAGCACAGTCAGCCGGTAGAACGCCCGGTGCGCCTCCTGGTAGTTGGCATAGGTCGCCTCTCCCGGCAGCCCGAGCAGCATGGGCGGCACCCCGAAGGCCACCGCGATCTCCCGCGCCGCCGCCTCCTTGGTCTTGTGGAACTCCATGTCCGACGGCGAAAACCCCATGGGCTTCCACTCGAGCCCGCCCTCCAGCAGCATCGGCCGCCCGGCATTCCGCGCCCCCTGATGCTGCGTCTCCATCTCGAACAGGAGCCGGTCGTACTGCTCCGCCGACAGCGCCCCCTGCCCGTCTGCCCCCTTGTAGACGATCGCCCCCGACGGTCGCGCGGCGTTATCCAGAAGCGCCTTCGACCAGGTCGAGGCCGCGTTATGCACGTCCAGCGCCTGCGCCGCCGCCTGCAAGGGCGAAAGCCCGTAATGGTCGTCCTGCGGATGGAAGCTCCGGATATGGCACACGGGGCTCGGCCCCTCGCCCACCCGGAACCGGTGCGTCCGCGCGCCCACGGTATAGTCGTAAGCCACCGGCCACCCGTCCGGCCCCGGGATCAGGCTCATCCGGTCGGACCGCAGCACATGCAGCTCCTCCGGCGCACCGTCGCCCGGCGTCACGGCCTCGACATAGCCGTTCCCGGTCAGGAGTATCTGCCCGTACAGCGCCTCGAACAGCTCCGCCTTCCCCTGCCCCGGATTGGGCCGCGCGATCAGCCGCACGAGCGGATGGTCCTCGTAGCGCCGCTCCCGGTCCTGCACGACCAGCGGCAGCGCCGCCGCGGCCTCCGCGATCAGCTTCACCGCCCGGAACACCACCGGGTTCCCCGCGAACCCCGCACGCGCAAGGCTCGGCGTATCGCGCGGCGACCACGCCACCCGGCCCGACGCTCCAAGCGCGATCACCCGCCCGGCGGCCGACGCCTTCGCTTCGGGCGCCGCCTCCGGCGCCCGCTTCAGAAAATCGAACATTCCGCGATCTCTCCTGTCCTGCCGCTCCGGAGGGAAACCCCCTCCCTCTCCCTCCCCCGCCCTGAGGGGAGGGAACCGCGTCATCCACCCGTCCCAACCGAGCGACAGGGGCACCTCCCCCGCCTAGCGCGGGAGGGTCGGGGCGGGGGTCTCCCCGCCCGCCCCCTCAAGCCAGCGTCCGCACCCGCGGCTGCCGCCAGTGCGCCGCCGGGTCCAGGAGCAGCTCCTGCACCGCCCAGACCAACGCATCGACCCGGTCCGGCGATCCGCCCCCGAGGTAGCCCCGCGCCGTCATCCGCGCCATCTGATCCTCGAGCCGCGACAGCCCCGGCACATGCCGCACCCGCCCCTGCTCATAAAGCGCGGCCACCGGCTCCGCCCGCGCCGCCTTGCCGCGCGACGCGCGTACCCCGCGATACGGCACCAGCGGATCGATGTTCCGGATCAGCGTCTCCACGAGATCGCCGCCCTGGTTCACCTCCGCCACCAGCCGATCCGCCCCATGCCGCCGCATGGCGTCGAGCGCCGCCTCCGCCCAGACCTGCGGCGAGGCCCCGGTGACGGAGGCGTCCTCCAGCACCACCGCCCGCCACTCCCGGGGCGACCCTTGCGTCTCCGCGCCGACCACCAAAATCCCGCATTCGTCCGATGCGCCATGCCCAGTCACCGGCGGGTCCACCGCGACCACCACCCGGTCCAGCACCGGCGCCCGCTCAACGCGGCACCCCTCCAGCATCGCGAGCGTCCACATCGCCCCCTCGACATCCTCGAGGAGCAACCCGTCCAGTTCCTGCCGCCCGAGCCGCGTGCCCTCGTACCGCGCCCGCACCTCGGCCAGGAACGACTCCGCCAGGTTCGCCGCATTCGCCTCCGTCGGCGCACGCGTCACGACCGTCGACTCGCGCGCGAGGATCGACTTCAGCACCCCCACCGCCCGCGGCGTCGTCGTCACCACCTGCCGGGGATGCGCCCCCAGCCGCAGCGCGAACTGAAGCATGTCCCACGCCTCCTCCGCCCGCTTCCATTTCGCGAGCTCATCGACCCAGGCTGCGTCAAACTGTGGCCCCCGGAGCCGCTCCGGATCATGCGCCGAATAGACCCGCGCCTCCGCCCCGTTCGCCCACAGGAGCCGCCTCCGCGTCGCATCCCACAGCGGCCTCCGGTCCGGCGGCGAACAGGCAAGGATCCCGCTCTCCCCTTCCACCATCACCGTCACCGCCTGCTCGATCGTCTCGCCCACCAGCGCCACCCGCCGCGACCGCCCGGCGTCCAGAGGCTTCGACCCCTCGACCTCCGCCCGCACCCACTCCGCCCCGGCCCGCGTCTTCCCCGCGCCGCGCCCGCCCATGATCACCCAGGTCTTCCACTCGCCCTCCGGCGGAAGCTGGTGCGGCAGCGCCCAGAACTCGAACAGATGAGGGAGCGCCAGAAGCGCTCCCTCGCTCAGCTCATCCAGAAACGCCGTCTGCAC